GGTCTGCGGTGCAGCGATGTGCGATGCTTTAGAGGGAATTGCGGCTCTGTCCCCCCCCTGCGCCAGGGGGGGCTAGGGGGGGTCCGCCGGTAGGTCGTAAACCGCCGGCGGACCCATGACCAGTTGATCTCTCGTAGTCAACTGGTCTAGGTGACACCGAGCGCGGCATGCGCTATTCTTTGGTGGCACCTTTCTATCAACCTTGGAGGTCTCTATGTATCGTTCCCCGGTCAACAAGCACAAGTCTGCGAAGCAATTCAAGCGCAACGTGCGCAAGACCAAGGCGGCCAATATGGGCGCCGTCATGCGTGGCGGTATCCGCCTATAGGCCATGGCGTGCTATGCGCCCATACGGGCGTTCCGCACGCCTAACGGAGTCGTTTTCAATGAGCTGGCGCGTCATGACATCCTGGGAAGGATCGACATCGCCTGTGGTCAGTGCATCGGTTGTCGGATGCGGCGGGCGTCTGATTGGGAGCTCCGCGTCATGCATGAGGCGGCTGGGTTCGAGCAAAACTGTTTCGTTACGCTCACCTATGCGCCTGGTTCTCTACCTGCCAATGCAAGTCTCGAACATCGGGACTATCAGTTATTCATGAAACGGCTTCGTAAGTATGTGCGGCGGCCTGTCAGGTTTTATATGTGCGGCGAGTATGGGGACCTTAACAAGCGTCCCCATTTTCACGCCTGTTTATTCAATGTCGATTTTAGGGAGGATCGGGTGCCCGCTGGCAAGAGCGGGTCTGGTTTTCTGCTGTATCAGTCCCCCACGCTGGACAAGCTGTGGGGTTTGGGCAAAGCGTCTGTGCAAGATTTGACGCGGGAAACCGCGTCGTATTGTGCGCGCTATATCATGAAAAAAGTTCTTGGCCCTGATTCGGAGAAAGCTTATGAATCAGTTGACAGCGATGGTGTTATTACTGTGCGTCGTCCTGAGTATTCGGCTATGTCGCTCAAGCCCGGTATTGGGTTTTCATGGTTTGATCGCTACAGCCGTGATTGCTTTCCTCATGATTTCGTGATTCAGGGCGGCGCTAAACGTCAGGTTCCTAAGTATTACGATAAGCTGTTAAAAAGGAGTAAGCCACTGACATTGGAGCAAATTCAGTTCGAGCGCGAGCTTCGAGCTCGTGAGTCGTTTGAGGATTGCACGCCCGAGCGCCTGGCCGTGCGTGAGCAAGTTCACAAGGCGCGTGTTTCCACTTTGAAACGGAGTCTAGAGTCATGATGTTTAAGAATCGTTCTGTCGATGCTCATCAATTCGCTATGGTTCCGCGGTCGGATGTTCCGCGGTCGTCGTTCAATATTCAGCGTACCCACAAGACTACGTTTGATGCGGGTTACCTGGTGCCGATTCTCTGTGAGGAGGTTTTGCCCGGGGATACGTTCCGGGTCAAGATGACGGCGTTTGGTCGCCTGGCGACGCCGTTGTTTCCCGTGATGGATAACCTTCACATGGATACGTTTTTTTTCTTTGTGCCTAATCGCCTGGTCTGGTCTAATTGGGTTCGGTTTATGGGCGAGCAAGATAACCCGACCGATTCAATTTCTTTTGTTATCCCGCAGGTCGTGAGTCCGGCTAGCGGTTTCCCGGTGGGCTCGATCTTCGATTACTTCGGTCTGCCCACGGTCGGCCAGGTCACGGGTGGTGCCACGGTTTCGGTCAACGTGTTGCCGTTGCGTGCTTATTCGCTTATCTACAATCAATGGTTCCGTGATGAAAACATTCAGAACTCGTTGACGGTGCCGGTTAATGATGGTCCCGATTCGCAGGCTATCTATGTCCTGGCCAGGCGTGGTAAGCGGCACGACTACTTCACCTCGGCGCTTCCCTGGCCTCAAAAGGGTGGGACGTCGGTTAGTATTCCGTTGGGTACTCTGGCGCCTGTAAAGACTACTGGTTTGGGTCCGTTGGTCAGTGGCGCGCAGTCGCCGTTGCGTTGGACTCAAGTTACTGGGGCGGCGCCTGGTGCGGCTCAAGTGCTCGGCATGACGGGCGCTAATTTTGATACGGTGGCGCACAATTTGGCTACTAATCCTGTCGGGTCGGCTCTTTACCCGAATAACCTTTATGCTGATCTTAGTCAGGCTACGGCTGCGACCATCAATCAGCTCCGGCAGTCGTTCCAGATTCAGAAGCTGCTTGAGCGCGATGCTCGCGGTGGTACGCGGTACACGGAGATTGTGCGGTCCCACTTCGGTGTTGTGTCGCCTGATGCGCGTTTGCAGCGTCCGGAGTACCTGGGCGGTGGTTCGACGCCTATCATTTTCAGTCCTATCGCTCAGACTTCAGGCACGGGTCAGACCGGACAAAGTACGCCGCTCGGCAACCTGGCGGCGGCTGCCACGGTGTTGGCTCGTGGTCATGGTTTCAGTCAGAGTTTTACGGAGCATGGTTATATTATCGGCCTGGTCAATGTGCGCGCGGATTTGACTTATCAACAAGGTTTGCGCCGTATGTGGTCGCGGTCTACGCGCTATGATTTCTATTTCCCGGCGTTTGCGATGTTGGGGGAGCAGACCATCCTCAATAAGGAAATCTATGTTACTGGTGGTGCTGGCGACAATGATGTTTTTGGTTATCAAGAACGGTGGGCCGAATATCGTTATAGTCCGTCGCAAATTACGGGTTTGTTCCGTTCTACGTCTTCGGGCACTCTCGATGCCTGGCATTTGGCGCAACGTTTTACGTCGTTGCCGGTGTTGGGTCCCACGTTCATTGAAGATGCCCCTCCGGTGTCGCGTGTTGTTGCCGTGGGTTCGGCCGCGAATGGTCAACAGATCATCTTCGATTCTTTCTTTGATATGCGGGTGGTGCGCCCGCTGCCGATGTATTCTGTGCCTGGTTTGATCGACCATTTCTAAGGAGCTCGCTATGATCGAGATTGTCAATGAGGCGTATTGGTGGGTTCCGCTGGCTGCGGCAGCGGTTAATCTTATTGGCCAGGATTCCGCGAACGAGACTAATCAAAATATCTCGTCGGATCAAATGGCCTTTCAAGAACGCATGTCTAATACTGCGTATCAGCGGTCCGTTCAGGATATGCAAGCGGCCGGGCTTAATCCTATGCTCGCGTATTCTCAAGGAGGCGCAAGCACTCCGGCTGGTGCTACTACTCGTGTGGAGAATGCAATGGGTGGCGCGGTCTCCAGCGCGTTGCAGGCGCAACAGATGCTGGCCAGTGTTGACCAGGCGAAAGCCCAGACTGGGTTGTTAGCGGCTCAGACTAAGAAGACGGAAAGCGAGACTATCGACCAGCAAATTAATTCCGCTATTGCTGCCACTCAGCTGGCTAATCTCCAGGCGGAAACCCCTGGTAAAATCGCTATGTCTTCTAATGCGGAGACGAAGCGGGATAATGATTATTTGGAGTATGTTGCGAAGTACGGATCGGTGCATGCGGATTCGAAGGAGATTCATGCGGATAGCGGATTCAAGGCCGATGCTGACCGGCGTAAGGCGGAGTCAAAGCTCAAGCAATTGGAGATTGCCGAAAGTGCTGCCAGGTCGAAGTTCTTTAGTTCTGACCTCGGTGTCGAGTCGCCCGGTATTCGGATGCTGATCGACATTCTGCGTGGTATTGGTTCGGCGCGTCGTGCGTCATCTGACCGTTAAGGAGTTCGTTATGGCTATCAAAGTCGTTCCCCCTTTCATTCGTTCTACCTATAACTATGATCCCGACCTGGTGTCGCTGGAGAATGGTTTGGCGTGTGATCCCGAGGAGTCGGTGGTTCAACAGCAGTTTGCGGAGGAGTGTGACATTAACACGATTGTTCGGCGGTTTGGTTTGACGGGTGAACTGCCTAATGGTGTTGCTATGCCGATGGTCGGTGACTTCACGGCGGTGACGGATTTCCAGTCGGCTATGAACGTGGTTCGCCAGGCGGAAGAGGCGTTCATGACGCTGCCTGGCGAAGTGCGTGCGCGGTTCGTGAATGATCCGCAGCGCGTGTTGCAGTTCTTGGAGGATCCGGCGAATCGTGATGAGGCCGTTAAGTTGGGCCTGGTGGCTGCGCCTGCGGAAGTTGATCGTGTTGGCAACCCGGTTGCCAGTGTTCCGCCTGGTTGATTGTTGTTTGCTACGTGGGGCGGCTCTTGTGGGCCGCCTTTTTTTTTGTTATTGTTCTGTTGTGGGCTGTTCCACGTGAAACATTGGAGTGTGCTATGGCGAAGTCTGTGGTGGTTGCGGTGCGTGATGGCGCCATGATGGCGTTTGGTCGCCCGTTGTTCGTTCCCTCGATTGGTGTCGCGGTGCGTTCGTTCGCGGACGAGGTCAATCGTTCCGCTGAGGATAATCAGATGAACAAGCACCCGGAGGATTTTGAGCTCTATGTGCTGGCGGAGTTCGAGGAGGAAACGGGCGTGTTTTCGTTGCCGGTGGACGGCGTTCGTTGTTTGGCTCGTGGTAAGGAGTACGTGAAATGACTATTACTCTTGATGCAGCGAAAAAGCTGCTTGCGTTGCAGCGTTCTAAGGCTTCGATTCAAGCTGCTGTTAAACGCGGTGATTATCCGCAAGACTTTGCGGATGTGTACATTGCATCTATTGATGCTGATATTGAGAAGCTGAAAGCTTTCTCTTCTGCCCAACGGAATTTGCCTATTTCCGAAGCGAAGCGTAAGTGATGGCAATTTTCCTCTTGTTGGCAGGTATTTGGAGCAATTCCCGGCGTGGTCTGCG